ACTCCCAGGATGGCGTTCCATATATTGAGGAAGATATTATAGATACCTTCCAATACAAGTTTGATGACATCGTTCCATAGCCACGCCCCCACCGAGATTATCCCATTAATTATTCCCATCGCCCAATTAAAGATTCCCAGGATAGCGTTCCAGATGCCCATGAAGAAATCTTTGATTCCATTCCACAAGCCGATAAAAAAGTCTTTTATTCCATTCCATATATTCTCAGCGGACGTTTTTAATTTGTTCCACAGATTGGTCAGATAGGCTACTATTTCGTCCCAGTAAATATATAAAAGAACTATTACTGCTATCAAAATAATAATCACCGCAACGATAGCTAGTATCGGCAGGGTAATCAGTCCCAGAACTGGTAACATCGCCCCGAACATCATGAGCAGTGGACCGAGGACCGCGAGGATACCAAGCACCACCAGGATGATTTTTTTCATGGGGTCGGATAGATTCTTGAACCATTCAAATATTGGTTTTATAAAAGTGACCACGTCTCTGAGGACCGGAATAAGTATCTGCCCGAACTGAATGGCGATGGTCTTTATATCGTTCATCAGCATTTTAAATTGGGCTCCGGTGGAATTCTTGATAACATCAGCGGCCTCCGCCGATGCCCCGCCCGCATTTCTCATCTGGGTGGACATATCGGCCAGAGTTGTATCCGCTCCTTCCACTAATTTTCCCATAATCTGAGCCCGGGTTCCGAATATTTCTAATGATTGTTCGGAGGTCATGCCCGAAGCTTTTAATCGAGCCATCGCTACGTCCAGCCCGACGATGCTTGGATTGACATCGTCTGCGGAAAGTCCTAATGTTTTGAGGGTTTCCGTAGCGGTGGAAGTCGGATTGATTAATTTTGTTATGCCCATCTGTAAACCTGCCGCCGCCTTTCCAGAATCCACACCCGATTTTGATAAGGTCACCAATGCGGCATTTACATCACTGAACGGAATTCCGAGGGTCTGCAAAGTAGGTCCGATTTTCGTAAGTTGAGCATTGTACTCTTCTGCCGACCACTCACTATTTTTCCAGGCTACGGATAAAATATCAGCGGTCGCGGACGCCTCGCCCGATGTTTGACCAAATGCCAGCATGGTCTGTTCTAATGTTTCCGCAGTAGCGGCGAGGTCTTGACCCGAGCCCGTAGCTAAATCCATAGATGCAGATAAATATTGCTGGACCTCGGCTACGTTATCGCCTTTATCGGCGACCGCTTGCATGGCGTTAGCTACTTCTTGGGCAGAGAAAACAGACCCCTCGGACATCTGCATGGCCGAATTTTTTAATATATCCATCTGGTCAGATGCAAGTCCGGTCTTAGCCTGGATAGCGGCCATTGAATCCTCATAAGAAGCGGCCATCGTAAGAGCGGCCATACCTGCGGCCACGATGGGAACGGTCAAGCCAGTGGTCATGGCCCGACCCACTCCGGTCATCTTCTGGCCTATCGTAGCGACCTTTGATGTGGCCCTATCGATATCCTTATAAAATCTATCAGTGCCTAATAATAATGAGATGACTACTTCCCCGCCACTGATACTAACCATTTACCGTTTCCATCTCCTTAAGATACCACTCTTTCATTTTCTTGGCGTCTGGCTTATCTTTATGTCCGGCCATGAATTTTTCCCATCTGGGTAATCTTTTGGTTCGCTCCAATGCCGCGTTCATATATCCGGCATGAAGCATAATTTCGTGCATATGTTTATAATATTCTATTTGTCCTTCGATTTTAAGAGTGATTTCTGCCGGGGTCATCTGATATATATCCTCGGGACAATATGGCAGAATCCTGACCGCGTCATCGAGGAACTCGGCCAGGGTCATCCTTCCCCCGAGGCTTCACCTTTGACCGAAAATGTTTTGCCCATCTCCTCGCTTATTATCTTAGAAATCTCATCTAATGGAAGGTCATCCATTATCTCTCCGACATCCTCAATCTTTAAATCTCTTCGCTCCCATTTTAATCCATAATATAGGAGCCTACGAATATCGGAATATCCGAATCTCGCAGTTCGCACTACCTGACCTTCACTATTCTTTACTTCAGATAAATCTTGAATGAGCAGACCGCGAGGTTTAAGTTCCAACTCCTCGAACTCACATAAAGCGTTGGCGTTCATGCGGAAGCGAACGGTCTTTTCATTTCCATCGGCATCGTGATATTTAATTGCTCGAAAAGGCGTAGGCATGAAAAAGAATATAGAAGAGGGAATATAAAGAGTTATCCTAACTGGAAAAAGAAAATAAGGAAAAAGGTTTAACCGTAATTGATTACCTGTGCGGTCACCGTGGTCAGATACGAATGGGTTATCTGGACCCGACCAGTATTGTCGTTGAACCTGCCGGGGTCGAATGGTCCGATGATTTTTTCGGTCCCATTGGTTACGATAACCGTAACATTATGCACCGTACCAGTATCGCACTTTCTCTGGGCCAAGATAACTACGGAATCCGGAGAGGCTCCCGCGTTCTTGATATGCAACAGACAGGCCCCATTATTATCGAAGGAGTCGGTTGCAGTCACCACCTGAGCGACGGTATAGACCACTCCCGCCGGAAGCGGCTTTATCCGAGTATAGTTGGTCATTTATAATCACCCGTCAATATAACTTACGAACGCCATCTTTAGCGTCGCGGCTGGTGCGGAATTAAAGACCTGCACATATCCAGTAGCATCATTATATGAGCCCTGGGGAAATGGTCCCACGATGCTTTCGCCAGTGGTCGCCACTACGGTAACACTGATATTGTGTGCTTCGCCCTGGGAACATAGCTTAACTGCGGGAATCGTAAGGATGGATTGCGGCCCAGTATTTCGAATATGAATATAAGTCGAGCCATCATTGACGAATTTATCCTGTGCGGTGCAAGTGTTCCAGGTTGGAGTTAACCCGCCCCTCGTCATTTTTTCAACTGTCCAAGTCGTCATTTATATCACCTAAGCCGGATACGGAGTTAGCGGTCCACTTCCCTGAAGTTCCAGAGAATAGGTGGTGTTGTCGTCGTAAGGTGCATCGATTTCCTGGGAGGTGGCCAGTGCTAGTCCCTGAAGAGTAAAAACGTCCTGCTCTTTGATTCTTACGAGAACCGTCTGAGCATTACGAATTGCGTTGACTAACATAATCCAGGCACCATCATTGGGAACATACATACCCTCGCAGGAGATGGACCATTGATAGAAACCATATCCGAATTCCCTCACTTGATTGACGGAATTCTTATTTGATTTTTCCACCACGTCCCTTTCCTCGGTCAGTGTTGCACCCTGCTGGCCGCCCACACTGGACCAGGCTGGTACGGATTCGGTGCCAGTGTTAACATAAAGCAGGATGTCGCATCCTCTTACTGCTATCGTTGTCATTTTTATCAGACCTCCATGATTTTATATTCCATCCTAATTATTCCGTGGATTGCATCATCTTCTACGATTAACGGAGTTAGTATGATGGACGCCTTACCTACGGTAAGCCCTGCTTCCGATAATGATTTCAGAGCAGGGATAATTTCATCCATTTTATCGTTCATTTCTTTGAATCCATGCGGTGCCGTCCACAGATGAACGTCAGTGGTGAATATCCCCGATTCGGCGGTGCATGGTTTAGCCCCCCATTCCCTTCGTGATGTATATCCGAAGACCATATAGGGCAACGGAGTATTCATCGGTGGCACATTATGAATGGTCCACCCACCTACGGCATAAGGAAGGAGATTATCATAAATCGCTTTTAATACTAAAGTCATCATGTTAATCCCACCCCAAACACTTTGGTCTTAATGGCTTCGGCCACATATTCGGGACATCGAGGCAATACCTTTTCTAAGGCTCCCCGCATAAAATAGTTGGGAGATATATATCTAGTTCCATATTCTTGGAACTGGGAATAGAACGCCGTGGATTCTATAACTGCACTTTTCGTAGGTTTGCCGATGGTATAATATCCAATGTGGTCTCGCATATAGCCAGTGTCCACTCGGGCTAGGTCTTTGGCCTCATTTCGAATGGCTCCCGCCGCCAATTCGATTCCTTCGCCAGCCTCTTCGGGTATCTTTTCGCTTAGCTCCTTCATTCGCCGGATGGCGTCCGAAGCATCCACTTTAACACTGACCCGGGGCATTAAATATTAACCTCCTTTACGAATAAAATCAGGTAGCGGTCTCGCTCATCGAGGTTATTTATTCCCACGATTTCGAAGTATTTACTTTTATATAATACCCGCATTCCATGAACTACTCCGGCTCGATATCTTATGGTGATACGATAACTGACCTCGGGATGGCTTTGCATCCACTCCCAGGCCATTTGGATGTTCTTGCTTCGAGCATCTACTAACGAATCAACATCGGCCCAGGCGGATAAAAATAGGTTCCACGATTCGGTGTTGCCACCGTGACCGTCCGGTATCAGGGTCTTGGAATAAATCCCGATACGGTTACGCAATTCGTAGTATTCGCTCAAATCCATCGCACCTTATGTTTTCGTATATCTTCCATGATTTCTGGGGATATCTCGGTATTACGATTATCATACATCCATCCGACCAGTCGCTTAGTTAGTTGTTTGGACCAGTCGGGATATTGGGTCTCCCCGGCTACGAACCGAATTCGCCAACCATTATAATCGCGGGCGAAATTAACTCCCAGATAAGTATATTGTTGCTTCAATATAATCCGGTCATTATAATCATCCACGATATAATAGTCGTCGTCCTCGGTCCATTCCACACCTTCGATATCGGTATAGTACATTCCAGTAACAGAACGTAGCGGGGTGATGTGCAATCTAAGAACGGATGGCATCTCATCGAGGACCAAGTCCCAGGTCTGGACGAACAAAGCACGATTGGTCTGGTCCTCAATAAAAGTACGAGCCTCAGATATTAATGCGGTTATTATCGCATCATCATCATTAATCTCGACCTTCATCCAGGCCTTTGCTTCGTTCAATGTTATCGGTTCCTGAAGCGGTCCTTCGATGAGCTTATAGGTCATGGTCTTAGTCCCTCGGGTAACCTCGGATGCACACCGCACCATATGCCTTTGCACTGGCCGCAACGGTAGTGATTTTTATTCTCACGTACCTTTTCATTCCTTTGTATCCGATGGTCTTGCAGGTGATATCATCGGTATCTGCCCATGCGGTGCAAGTTCCCTGGAGTCCAAGAGCTTCGGTCGAAACCTCCGCTTCCGTACCCATTCCTATAGCATCGTCGTGGTATAGCTTCCAGGTCACTGACCCGCCAGCGGTAATGAGTCCGAAGAATAGAACGAACGCACAGCCGTTATATCCAGCGAGGTCAATAGTTTCTCCCACCACTTCGTGAGCCGCCGCATCAGCCGAAACTGGCTGAAGTGCGACCACCACATTATCTGGTCTGGTGTCAAGCATTGTCATGTTTAAGCCTC